AAAACGCCAGTCTGAAAATCTAAAACAATTTTAGATAAATGTTTAGTTGCATTTATTCTGCATTTTAATTTTGTTTCTTTACTTGCTTTTTTAGAGTGTCCTTTTCTTCCAATTAATTTAAATCTTAATTTTTCTTTATGCTCAAATGATAATTTTTTACCTATATGCGCTAAACTTAATTTTGATTTAGTTTCTTGTGTATGTTTTCTTCCAGTTGCCAAAACTGATATTTTTTTTCTTGTTTCTAAACTTGTAAAATAATCTAAAGTAGTTGTTTTTTGCAATACACAATTAAGGCTATTTTCTTTTGTGGCATTATAAAAATCTTGCCAAAATCTTTCGCGCTCATTTAAAAGTCCAATATTGCAATTTTCTATAATTTCAAAAAAATGATTTTCTATACCATATTTAAAAAACGAACCGTAAAGACTAGGTTGTTTATTATTTTTTTTACAAAGTTTATAAGTTGAAAATCGTCTTTCAATGTTTATACTTTGACCAATATAAACTTTTTTTGTCGGTGAAGTGATTTTATAAATACCTATCATAACACAAAAGTAAAATCCCATCAATTCGGCAGTATTGTGGAAAGTGCCTCCTTGATAGGATTTTTATAATATTTTCGGTTTGTAATGCTTTCCACATCATTACTATTTACAAATATAACAATTTTATTCCAATCTACAATAATATCTTATTAAAAAAACTCATTCCTTTTTCTTTAACAATTTCTTTATTATCATAGAAACGCTTAGCGAAGTCACTGAAAAGTACAATTTCAGATATGTCCATTTTGCCAATTGTTTCAGCTAATTCAGCAGTTTTTTGACAAATGTTTATTGACATTTCTGGATCGATTTTGTATATTTTGTTGTATTCTTGTGAAAGGTCTTTTTCAGACGCTTTTCTCAATGCGTTTGCAGCTTGTTTTATTTCGCGTTTTATTGGGTATTGGTCTAAAAATTCGCATAATACTTGAAGTTGTATTGTGAGTTCTAGGCCGTTTTTTAGTGGTGATTTTGTCATTTTACAGGTTGAGTTTAGATTCAAATTCAGTAAGTAAATTATCTAGTAATATTTGGCTTTCTAACTCCATAATTTTAGAAAAACGAGTGATAAATTGTTCTGAAATTATAGAATTATTATTTCCTAATAATTTTCTATGCCTTACTTCTTCCATTATTTCTTCATCTGAAAAATCATCAATATCTTTTTCTTCTACATCGTCCTCATTTATTAAGTCGAATTTATTTTCTGCATATTCCTGCACAGTATCTTGGTCTAAAACATCTAAAATATCTTCTTCAAAACGCTTAAACTGCCTGTAATATTTAATATGATTTCTCCATTGTTGAGCTCTGTCTTCGTCAACGACTAACGGAATAATGTTTTTTGGTTCTGATTCCGTGCCGTCTTGATAAATAACTTTAATTATTCTATTCATAATATTTATTTTTAAATTATAAAACTTTCGTGTTCTTTTGTTAATTCTTTCAATACTTCCATCACAACCGCAACATCCTTTACTTTTTTAAATTGAGCTGCAAATATACCCGCGTCTTTCATATACGTATTGGTTGAAGTGCATTTGTATATTTCGTGTCCCAACGCACTAAACTTAACATAATAAATTGTTTGCGGTTTTATTGGTAATCCTGTTTTTTTTAGGGTCATTTTTAATAAATTGGTGGTTGTGGTTTTTGTATTGGTTGGTAGTGGGTAAATGTTTTTAACCAATACTCTTTTATTCCAATGTGATATATACACTGATGTACATTTGTATTGCTTCCAGTTACAAAATATAATTCATATTCTTCTTTCGGCAAATCATCTTCGCTTTCAATTTTAATCCAACCGTTATTATTTTCGATTCCTTGAAGTGATTTAGGACGAATTGAATATCTATATTCTGAAACTTCTATAATATCAAAATCTTCATATTCATTATATTCAGGTTTTAACATTCTTTTACTCCATCCGCTTTCATTAGGACACAAAATATTATATAATTCTCCGTATGCTTCCTGTATTTTTTCTTCTTTTGTCATCTCGTATAAGTTTTTAATTTAAATTCTCTAAATTGTTGATATAATTCTTCTTTGCTTTCAACGTGGTTCATTTTGCTTTCTATAGTCAATTCTGTAAAATAACCACTATAATATAAAACATCGTGAATGTAATCTTCTTGATGTATTGTAAGCATCATTTTAGTTCCTTTGCCTCTTTTAGAGTGTTCGACTATCAAACCTTCTTTTCTAATAGTTCTAAATACTTTAAAATAGTCTACTCCGGTTTCTTGTGATATTTTTCTAATTGATTTCACGGTCTAAAAATTCCTGTTTTACCTCCAAATAACCACCAAGAAATCCAGTCGTAAATTTTTGCTATTGTTTTCATATTATGCTATATTAAATTTATTAATTATTTCTTTAATTTCTTCTTTGCAATCGGTTAAATCTACTATTTCACAAACGTGCCTATATTTACTATGGATACATACACTAAAATATTTTCCGTTTAAAAATCCCGTTATACTGAAATAGTAATCCCAATATTCAACACCATCACCTTTGTAAATACTAAGACACGTAATTGACTTTCTTTTTCTTAGACTTGACAAAAATCTATTAATATTCTTTTTCATAATTTTTCTAATTTAAATTCAATTGTTAATAAATAACCTTCTTTATTTGCTATTTCTTGTAATTTTTCGTTACAAATATTTCTTATCCCTCTTTGCCATTCACTAACACGCTGGTATGGTATTTCGTGACGATTTGCAAATTCTTTTAAAGTTCCGCAACCAGATAGCTCTATCAGATTGCGGATGGTTTGTTGTTTTGTCATTTTATAGTTTAAAAGTTTTTATAAAATCAATTCCTCCGTGTTTGTCAATTACTTTTTGAATAATTTCACAAGGCACGTATCCGTAAACGGTATCTGTTGGAAATTCTTTTTGTTCTGCATATTCTAAAATCAATTGCTCCTCTTTATTTGGAAATCCAATTTCCATTTCAGAATACCAATCTTGCGTTTCTCTTGGTTCGCAATAATGACCTTGCGAGCCTTGAACACTCATTTCAAATCCATCATTGCATATCATTTTAGGTCTTCTGCAATAGCCCGCTACTTCTTTAAAAGTTTCTTTTGTAAATTGTTCTAAATTCATAATTTCTATTTTTTTAGTGATTTTCAATATTCAAAGATACATAATAAACACATTGTGCGTGTATTTAATATGTTAAAGTTTTGTTAAATAAAAAAACCCAAATCTTTCGAAATGGGTTTTTGTGGGGTTTAGAATGAAGGCTCAATTTTCCATCCCTTAATGGTATTGAAATAAATATCTTTACCATCTGGATTTACCCACTTACGGCCAGCGATATTAATATAGACTTTCACTTCCATTCCAACTTCTAAAGTATCCAATAACGAACATTTATCTTGTTGAAATTCAATATTTACAAATTGTGGATATTGACTACCCAATTCGGTTTGTAATATTAACGATTGTTTTTTGAAAGTTCCTTTTTCTTCTACTTCTTGAATTACTTCTACTTTTCCGATTAATTCCATATTTAAAATTGTTTATTATTATTAATTTTGTTTATATACTCTTCCTTAATTTGCATTGCCTCTGCAATTCGTTCTATAATTTTATCACAAACAACCTGATCGCGTTCAACTTCAATTGTATGATGATATTCTAAACCTTCAATTATAATATAATTGAAAAAATATGCTTTTTCTTTACCGGTGCAAATCATTTGCATTTGCATTTGATAAAAGTACTTTTGGTCAACTTCATTTGTAGCAACCAATTTAAAAAATGTAGATGCTTTTGGGCATTTAATTTCTAAAACAGCATCATATCCAACTAATCCATCTGGACTAGCTCCGGCACTATCTGACAAGGTAAAAAAACCACAATTTAAAACGTCGATAAATTCTAAACTTTTTAACTCTTTGAATTTTGCAAAAGCTAACGGCTCTAATTCAATCCCGCGTTCCATATCGTAGGAGATAAAATTTTCGTCTACATCTCCATAAAGTTGCTCGATTGCTTTTTCGATAGCGTAACTTTTCCCAGTTTCTCCAAGTGCTTTAATTCCCATTAATTTATGGATTTCAGACGCACTAAATTTACCGTGTCTTTGTTTTCTCCATTCGTCTGATCTTTGTTCTATTTGTTCCATAATGATTCTATTTCAGGTGTTACGTTATATTTACTTTTAATTTGATCAATTGTTGCATTTGCTTTTTTTGCTGCTTCAAAATTAGCTTCTGTAAAATTTGGTTTTACTTTTTCAACTGGTTGTAATGGTTTTATTCTAACTCCGTCAGTTATCGCGCCCATCATTTTTACATTTCTGTCTACAAATAACTCAATTTTCATTCCTTTCCAGTTCTCAATAATATGACATTCTTTTCCAGCTAAACCATTTTTTTTAGCAAATCCGGCCAATATTTTATTATTAGTTGAATTTAATTTTAACGGTTTGATCGCTTCAATAAAATGGCAAAATATACCATCCATTTTAGTTCCTGATACGTCAACCCCTGTTTCGTATTTTACTTCTTTAATCGTAAAAATTAACGGTATGTTATCCGTTTCCATTGCATCCAAATCTGCACTTGCAAGGTGTGTAGATTTTCTGTACTTTCTCCAATCTGTTTTCATAATCAATATTTATTTAAAATGTTATTTTTAATCGTTGTTTCTTCATAACTCAAAAATCCAAAAGTTTTAAAACTTTCTTCAATTTCTTTGAGTTTTCGCATTTCCAATCTTAGCCGTGCGTTCTTATTAAGAAGGTCTTGATTGTATTCTTCGAGCTGTTGTAATTCTGTTAATGGTTCGTTTTCTTCCTGATTAATTGGATTAATAGGATTGTGTTCGTTGTAGGTGTCTAGCATAATTTCTATATTTTTTAATATTAATAAAATACCTCTCTGGTAAGTTCACATTTAACATCGTTTTTAGAATTGTAATCGTCTGCAAATCTTGACGCTTCTAAATGCGTATCGAACCATTCTATCGCTTCTCCATTAACTGAAACTTTGTAATTGTTTAATGCTTTCATAATTTCTATATTTTAGTTCAGCAAATATATAACTATTAATTGAATAAACAATACAATAAGTGAAACCTATACTTAATTTAGAATGATTATTGATTACATTTATAATTTTGTTATGTGACATTTATGTTTATCTTTGTAGAAATAAAAACAACGAAATTATGAAAAGATTAGAAAACCTTTATGATATTACAAAAAGATTATGCGGAATGATTGAACCAACTGGAGAATCGCACACCGACATAACAAGACTTGCAAATCTAGAAGACACTATTGACTTAGTTGAAAAACTAACCAAAGACATTGTTTATGTAGCAAGAAACCAAAACGCCTATGAAAATAGCGTAAAAGTTATAGGTTTAAGAGCTGATAGATTTATTAACGATATGCGTGAAGAATTAAAAATAGAATAATATGAAAAAACTTCCCAAAGAACAACACAAAAAACGTGTTTTACTATTCGTAGAACCAGAAATAGTGCAGGAATTGACAAAAGAAACGTGTCAATCGATTAGCAAATTAGCAATCAAAAAAGAATATCGCAAACGTTTAAAAAATAAAGAGAAATGACAATAGAAGAGTTTGACAAAACAGGATTCACTGGACAAATGAAATGTGAATATAAAGGTAAAGAATATGATATTATTTCAGTTGACTTTGAAGAAAGGATAATTGCAATTAACGAAACTCAAAGTTTTGATGATGATGGACGGGATGAGTTAGATTGGAAACGCTGCGAAAATATAACCATATTATGAAACAAAAACCTCAAATAATATTCCTTGCCATTGTCGGGGTTTATTTTATTATTAATTTAATATTTAGATAGTTATGGGATTGGAAAAATATTTTGACAATGTAGAAATAATGTTCGAAGGTCAAACAGGGCAATTAAGATATGATGAACTAAATAACGCATCTAAATTATGTGTTGAAATAGCAGAAAATTTCGCTATTGGGTTTTCAAATTGGGTAATGAAAAGACATTTTGATAATAAAGAGCCAAAAACAACAAAAGAACTTTTAGAAATTTATAAAAAAACATTATGAAAAATGAACAAACAAATGTAGAGCGTTTTTATTCTTGGATGCTTTCGATAAACAACAAATTTTTACATGACAATAATAAAATGTGCCGTGCGTTTCATATCGTTGCTATGTGTGACGTGAATGATATTGAAGTAATTGAACCAATAATTGTAACACCTAATTAATTATGGAAACAAAAGATGAAACATTTGAAATAAAAAACGAAGAGTTTAGAAAAAAACTTTGGTGCGATGTTTATGTGGCATACGTAGCCTCTAGCAACTCAGTAAATAAAGAATTTGCAGTAGGATGGGCAAATAAAGCGCTGGAAAAATTTGACGAAACATTTAAAACCCAATAATATGAACTACCTATTTATATTTGTTTTCGTACTTATAATTATGATTATCGCACTTTCAAAATGGAGTTTAGAACAACGTGAAAAAATCAAAGAATTAAAACGATCCATTTCTATTTTAAACAAAGAGCATAATCTTATTTCAAAGGAAAATATAGAGTTGAGAGGATTTATAAAAATGCAGGATTTGTTTATTGGGGAGATGGGTATGAATGAAGCTGGAATATAACGGGAAAGCTAACCGATGTTTAGGAAAAGTAAGGACTGAGCTTTCGGATTATGACTAGACTTACAGATACAAAACACTAATTAAATTTAACCTAAAGCCTGAATAGCGGTTAGCGGTTGTTGAGGGTAATTAAAAACAAAAGAAGTTATGAAAGCAAATGAATTTATAGACAAACACTTAGACCAAGTATCTAAGAAAAAAGAACAAGCTTTAAAATTATTTGAAGCTAAACAAGAAAAGACTTTAGTATTGACAAAAAGAGAATATTTTGTTGCAAAAGCGATGCAAGGTTTATTATCAAATCCCGAATGGATGAAAGTATATGAAAAAGAAAAATACTTAATGCAAAGTCAAATTGTTGCAGAAGTTGCTATAAGTTATGCAGACCAAGTTTTAGCAAAATTGTCTTCCGAAGAAATTGAGTAGCAATAACCGCTAACGTTTGTGGCTTGTACTAGGCGGCTATGCGGTTGCGTATATTCTGCCGCTTAGTACAAACGATTGTTACCTGCTGTTTATTTTTTTTGTAATTATTTTAAAAATATTTATAAAAAAGCTTGTTTATGTAAATATTAGTTGTATCTTTACACCATAGAAACAAACAATAATCTAAAAAATAGAAATTATGACTCAATTACAATCTACAAAAGCAATTAACACTTTGAAATTAAAAGCAATTAAAAAAGGTGGTTATGCAAAATTTAAAAGCCAAATATTAGAAGCGTGCAAATTACATCTTGAAATGTTCGGTACTGATTTAACTCCATTACATTTAGCGTAATGGAGATCAACATCAAATTTAAAGAATGGTTTGAAGCCCAAAGTAAAACAGAAAAAACGGATAGCATTAAAAAGCACGCTATCCGTTTAAATTCACTTAAAAAAGGACAAGATAAAGCAGTTGCTAATGAAATCGCATACGGTTTTAATCGAGTAGGAATAAGAGGAGGTAAATTTACCAGTCTTAACGCAAGAGCAGATAATTGTGCAAGGATGTATGACTCTTTTGAAAACGAGTTGAAATATATGGTTAAAAACTTATAGCTATGCAAAGACAATCAATAATAATCCTGATCCAACCCCTTAGCGAACCAATCGCAATGGGTAATTTTAAAAAGTTATGCGAGGAATATAATTTTCCTTATCATAGCTTAAAGATGCTGAAATTCCCGATAAGCTACAAAGATTCGGTTATTTACAAAGTCGAGTTTAAATAGCAGGTAACGCATTGTGGCTTTGCGAGGATTTTCGGAGTGGTAAGCCCTGAACTTTCAGTTAAGCCAAAAACACAACAAGTACAAACAAATAATTAAATTAAACCCAGAGCCGAAAATCTCGCAAAACCGCTGTTATGCGTTCGGCTTTTTTAAAAACAAATTATGGAAGCTAAAGAATTAAGATTAGGAAATTTATTTATTGAAGAAAATTCAAAAAAAATAATCGAGGTTATCGGATTAGAAAAGAATAGAGTTGTCTTTTCTGGAATGTTTTTAGATAAATGGCAAGCAAAACCAATTGATTTAACCGAAGAATGGTTGTTGAAGTTTAATTTCCAAAAAATAGGGAAAAATTTTAGGAAATACCACGATTACGGTAAAGGAAGTAGGGAGTTTGTTTTGTATTACAATCATAGCAGTAAATATTATGAAGTTAAAGCAAACAATCACTTTTATGATTTAATATATATTCATCAACTTCAAAATTTATATTGTGCTTTAACTCTTTCTGAATTGCAGTTGCTCGAAGCTGACGCATAACTACTGGCTAACACTTATAAATGTATTACAATTATGAAATTTTACACAAAAACAAAGGTTATACGAATTTTTTTCGTATCTTTGGTTTATGATAGGAATATATAAAATAACAAGTCCGAGCAATAAAGTTTACATAGGTCAAAGTATCAACATTGAAAAAAGATTTAATCAATATAAATGGTCTAAAGCTAAAAAACAACCAATATTACACAGGTCTTTTCTAAAATATGGAATAGATAAGCATAAGTTTGAAATAGTTTGCGAATGTAAAAAATCTGATTTATATGAGCTTGAGGCTTATTATCAGATTTTATTTTATGCTAATAGTAAAAACGGATTAAACTGTTTTATCAATGATGACAAAGAATATGATTTCTTAAAGTATAAGATAAGAAGGGATAAATATATTAATGAGGATAAAATTAATTCATTTTATATTGAAAATAAAGACAATTTCAAAAAGACAAATGATTTAATAAATAGTATTTTATTTTAAAAATTATGAAATTTTACACAAAAACAAAGGTTATACGTATTTCAGAAACTCAATTAAAAACACTTCAAAAAATGAAGTCTTATAACGTTGATGTAGGTAAATTTATTCGTGATGCAATTTCAGAAAAAATTAAACTAGAATATAATAGTTTAATTCCAAAAGAAAAATCTAAATGCCCTTTCTAAAACCAGGCAATTTAAACCAAGCTAAAATACCAATTATTAACACTAAAAATAAACCGATGTACAGAAAGTCATTATTCTCTCGAATAGTGGCTTTTACTTTTTCAATTGTAATAGTTTTATAAATGGTTTTATTTTTCCAATGTTCTTTTACAATCGATTTATCATTACTCACAATCGCATTACTATACGTTTTCCCATCAATAACCATCGGCTTGTTAACGTCAAAAGGTTTATAAGTAAAAGTATTACCTAATACTATTTTAGAGCCTGTATCGTATTTATTTTCGATTATGATGTTTTCATTTTGAGTAGTATCGGTTTTACGTGTTCCACCGCAACTACAAAGAATCAATAATAATAGGATTGTTATTTTTTTCATTTTTATAAGTTCTATTACTTTGGCAATATGGACACTTATCATTATTTCGGCATTGTTTAGAAACTGCTTTTGATTTTGTGTATGGATGTTTTTTGGTGTGGCTCACAAGTATTTTTTTAGCAATTCTTTTCTATGATCAATTCCATTTAAGCCACCATTAATTTTCTTTGTGATTGAAACAATATCATTTTTATCGGCTAAAGAATTCAATCCTTTTAAATTCCAAAACCACAACGCGCTAATTATTGCGTTTGCTTCTTCTAACAATAAATCTGGATTTTTAAAACAATCTAAATCCGTATCATTTGCGAGTCTAAAATAATTTTCTTTTCCTGTTATTTGAATAAATCCACGGCCTCTATATTTCCAACCTTCGCCGCTTGCTTCATTACCATTACCCATTCTATTGGCATAAACACGATTAGCTATTTTTTCCGGTTGTCTTTGATAATCTACTTGTAATTTAAATGTATTGAAATATTTATGAAATATTTTTTGCAATCCTTGTGCACTATAATTCAAATTTTCGCTAATCGGTTTTAATCCTGATTCGTGTTCAATTTGAGCCATAAAATGCGCAATTCTTAATTTTGTTGTGAGTCCGTATTTTTCAAAAAGTGATTTATATTTTTGTTGAAGATTCATAATTAATTAGTCATATCTTTTTTATATTTCTGATAATCTTTTTTCAAAGCATCGTGGTCTTTTTTCAAAGCGTCATAATTCTTTTCAAGTTCATCATACTTTTCTTTTAGCTCTTTATGCAATTTTTCCCAGTTTTGCGATACTTCAACTTCACGTGTATAAGCTAATGACATATCATTGAACTGTAATTGTATCGCTTTATAATGGTCTTTTACGCATCCAACTTCATACTGCATTTCTTCCATTCTGCTTTTATATTGCACTAAAAAAGTATTATACATTTCTGAAATTGCCGTAACTACTTCTACATCATTTTTTTTAGTTTCAGCATCATTTTTTCTTTTACCCCCAAAGTACCAAGCTAGCGGATAACCAAGAACTGCCCCCATAAATGCAATATATTCAATCATAATCAATATGTTTTTTGTTTGTAAAATAATCTTGCAATTATGACCAGCAAAATGATAATCATTTCTGTTATTGAAAAATGTA